CGTATATCGTTTATATTGGAAACGGCCAGGCCCAGCTCCTGGCGGATGGCTCGGCTTACTGGCGAGGGAATACCTACCAGGTCGAGCTATATTTCGCGAAAAAGGACGAGGCCCTGGAGACCGCTATCGAGGACGAACTCCTCGCCGGAGGCTGGAACTATACCAAGTCCACGGATTCTTATATCGAGGACGAGGGTATATTCGTTATTTTCTATGAAGTAAGTTAGAGGAGGATCTAATGGCGAATAAAGTATTATTCGGTTTTTCGGATCTCTACGTCGGAACGTATACCGATAACAACGGGACGGTAACACTCGGAACGCCGTACCACCAGGCCGGAGCCGTTGGCTTTAGTCCGCAATCGAACGACGATTCTAACGTATTTTATGCCGATAACGTGGCTTATTATACGCAAATTGGAAACGGCTCGCTGGAGGGCGATCTAGAAGTCGCTATGTTCGATGACGCGTTTAAGACTCAATTCTTAGGCTATGTTACTCTCGCCGACGATGGCCTGGCCCAGGTAAAGAACGCGACCAAACCGAGCGTTTATATCATGTTCGAGATCCAGGGCGATGACGCCGCGAGACGCGTTATTATCTATAACGGCACTCTCGGCAATATCTCTCGCGAGTACGCAACGACCGAGGAGACGGCCGAGCCGACCACGGAAACCATTTCTACGACGTTCGTCGGAGACAATACGACGGGGATCGTTATGGTTACCTATGAGGAGGGCGATACTGGTTATAGCACGCTCTTTACTAGTCCGCCGGTCCCGGATTTGCCGTAGTAAAACGGAGAGAACGACAAGAGGGGACGCCGATAGCGGCGTCCCTATTTGTTGTTATACATTCTAGCCAAGTAGGAGGATCAAATGGAAAAGACAATTAAGATCGATAGCAAAACGACGCTAAAGGTTAGCAATAATATTTCGTGGATGATGGCATATAACGAACAGTTTAACCGCGACGTCCTGGAGACGCTCCAGCCGGCCGTCGTTGCGGCGGTCGACGTTTTCGCTGCCGTTGCCGAGGTTGCTAAAGAGCAAGGCGTTAACACGGCCGACGTATTGCGGACGATGGACGCGGAAACGCTCCGGGATGCCGTTATCGATCTTGCCGGCCTCGGAGCCGTCGATATTATCAATATTATATGGAGCATGGCCAAGGCAGCGGACGAGGATATCGAGGAGCCGAGTCTTTGGGTTAAACAGTTTAACGTTTTCCCGCTCGACGTCATCCTCCCGGCCGTTGTTTCGCTAGCGTTCCAGGGTCTTATTACGACAAAAAAATTAAAGGGGATCCAGGAATGGACGAGGGCGCTGGATCCGTCTCCCTCAATCGAATCTTAATAGCCGGACGAGCGGAGGGTCTCTCTTTCGATGATATGAGGCGGATGACCGCGGCCGGCATAATCGATTATTGTATCGAGTCAGCTAACGCAAGAAAAGAGCCGGAGAAACCGACCAGGCGAAAAGCGAGCCAGGCGGATATCGACGCGTTTTTCGGCAAACGAAAAAGGTAGTTAACGGAATGGCTAACAATACTATCAAGGGCATAACGATTCAGTTTAACGGAGATACGACGGAACTGGATAAGGCCCTCCGGAAAATTAAAGATAATACCAAGGGCCTCGATAAGGAACTAAAGGACGTTAACCGCGCGCTAAAGTTCAATCCTAAAAATACCGAACTCATGGCCCAGCGGCAAAAGATTCTGACGGAGCAAGTCGACCAAACGAGCAAAAGCCTCAAACAGTTGGAGGACGTTCAAAAGCAAATGGACGCCCAGCACGTCGACAAAGATAGCGAGGAATACCGCCGCGTTCGTCGGGAGATCATCGAGACCGAGAGCAAACTCCGGCACTATACGGCCGAACTCAAAAAGGCAAATATGGAGGGCCGGCGTATAAACCAGGTCGGCAAGGCTTTCGAGTCCACGGGCAAGAAGATCGACGCGGCCGGACAAAAACTCCGAGGCGTTAGCGCGGCGGCCGGAGCCGCGGCGTTGGCTCTCGGAGGCGTGTCAGTAAAGGCCGGGCAAACGGCGGACGATATCAATACGCTTTCCAAGATTACAGGCATTTCTACGGACGATCTCCAAATGTACGCGGCGAGCGCTGACCTGGTAGACGTCTCCGTCGAGGATATGGCTCGGAGCCATCAAAAACTCAAGAAATCAATGGCATCCTCCAGTAATGCCAAGTATTTCGAGCAGCTCGGCGTGGAGACGAAAAACGCGGACGGATCTCTCCGGGACGTTAACGAGGTATTCGATGAAACCATCGCGGCCCTCGGCAAAATGGAGAACGAGACCGAACGCGACGCCGTAGCCATGGCATTGATGGGCCGGAGCGCTAATAACCTCAATCCGCTAATCGAGGACGGCGGCCGTACTTATGAAAAGGTTAGCCGTCTTATGAAAAAGTACGGCCTGGAGCCGGTCAGTAAAGAGGACCTGGATAGAGCGAACGAGTTTAACAACGCTATCGATACTATAAAGCTCCTCTTTACGCAAGCCGTTCAAATTGTAGGGACCAAGATAGCCGGAACTCTCGTTCCGATGATGGAGAAACTCGTAAAAAAGGCGGCCAAGGTCGCGGAGTTTTTCGGAAAGTTATCCGGCGAGACGCTAACGCGTATCATGGCCGTTTTAAGCGTTATCGCGCTTATTAGTCCGGCGTTAATGATAGTCGGCAAAACTATGCAATTCGTCGGCAAGGTAATGCAAAACGTTCAGACGATTATCGGCGGCCTATCTAAAGCGTTTATGTTCCTGGCTCAAAATCCTATTGTTCTAATCATCGCGGCGATCGTTGCACTCGTCGCGGCTTTCGTCATTCTATGGAAAAAGTCCGAGGCGTTCCGTAATTTTTGGATCAATCTATGGAACGGCATAAAGACGAGAGCGGTTAACGCGTGGACGGCGATAACCGGAGCGATAACAGGAGCATGGGATAAGATCCGGGCCAAGTTCGCGAACTGGTCCGCGTTTTGGTCCGGACTATGGTCGAGCGTCCGTAATAAGTTTACAGGCCTCGGCCAGGCCCTCGGTAATGCTATCAGCGGGGCCGTAAAGGGCGGACTAAATAGAGTTATCGCTCGCGTGGAATCCATTATAAATACCGCGATCGCGTTGCTTAATTCCGGCATCGCTCTCGTAGATGCTTTAAGTCCTGGCAAGCTCGGACGGATAAAGCCTCTTCACTTGCCGAGACTCGCCGAGGGCGGCATCTTGAACGGAGCGAGGGCGGTAATCGCTGGCGAGGCCGGTCCGGAGGCCATTATCCCGCTCGATAAACTGTTTAAGCAAATGGATAAGATGGCCGAGGAGATCAACGGCGGCGGCGTGATTATCAACGTATACGGAGCGGCTGGCCAGTCTGTTAACGAGTTGGCTGCCGAGGTCGAGCGTCGGCTCGTCGCGAATCAAAAACGGAGGACGATGGCATGGCAATAAATAGGACGGGGGCCTTGTTTAAGGGCTTTACATTCGATAGCGAGGACTCCAAGGATTACGGGATCTATATAACGGGCGAGGCCGTTTTTAATGCTCCGGAGAGAGACGTCGAGCTTATCTCTATCCCAGGACGAAACGGGTCTCTCGCGTTGGATCGCGGTCGTTTTAATAATATCGAGGTTTCTTATCCCGCCGGTTTCTATGGTGATACGGAGGCGGATTTCGCGGACGCCGCGAGCGCTCTCCGGAATATGCTCGCGAGTCGGCCGGGGTATTGCCGTCTAGAGGATGACTATAATCCGGACGAATATCGGCTCGCTCTTTATCGGAGCGGCCTGGAGATATCTCCGGCGGATCTAAAGAGCGGAACGACGGAGATAACGTTCGAGTGCCAGCCTCAAAGATTTCTAAAATCCGGCGAGACCGCTATCGAGGTCGAGGACGGAGACACGTTAACGAATCCAACGCTATTCGAGTCGCGTCCGATGCTCCAGGTATGGGATTACGGCAAGATCCATATTAACGAGCAAACTATCGAGGTATTCGATACTGCCATCGGGGAAACCACTTTATATCCTCATACTGAATACGATCCGAGCGGCGGCGGCTACTCGTTCGATATGACGGCGGATATATTGAACGTCGGAGACGAAATAATCATCAAAAACCTACAAAATACGATCGAGTCAACGGCAGCGGGAGCGTATAAGTTCGCGTCCGCTGGAGCCGCGTCGGTTTCCGGAGCCTTGACGATTATAGCGTCCAGTAATATCTATGGCGGCGCTAAAATATGGCGCTCCGAATATGACGTTCCCGGCGATATCGTAATCAGTAAAGGGACGGACTATTCGGCGTCGGCGTCCGTAATAAGGGATATATATTTCCAGGGTGGAACGACGGCCCAGGCGATCGTCCAGGTCTCCGTCGTTTACGACTCGATGGATAATTCGCTAACCATTAAATGCGATTTTATGGCGAATACGGCGGTCCTGGCATATCTCTCGGATTATAGCGTCCTTGGATGGTTTTCGTATATCCGCGGCTACTCGACAAAGACCGCGCTCGGATCTCCGTTATATTTCGATCTCGATATCGGCGAGGCGTATGTCCTGGAGGACGGCGCTCCGGTCTCCGTCAATAATGCCGTGTCAATACCGGCCAAGCTGCCGACGCTGAAACCAGGAGCCAACGAGATAACATTCGATAATACCATTTCAAAACTCGAAATCATTCCGAGGTGGTTTATAGTATGATTCCGATTTTATACGATTCCAACGAGACAACGTTCGCGAGCAACGGACTCGGCCGCTTGCGGGATTGTATTTCGTGCAAGATCACGGAGGAGCGTAATGGCATATTCGAGGCGGATTTCGAATATCCGATTAACGGCGCTCATTTTAGCGAGATCGTCCCCGGCCGGATCGTCTACGTTTCCCACGATGACACGGGGACGCCGGAGCCGTTCGATATCGTTTCATATAGCAAGCCTATCGACGGGGTGGTATCTTTTCACGCCGTACACGTTTCTTATAGGCTTACCGGCTACACGGCGAACGGGACGAATATAAACTCGCTCTCGGATGCCCTGGCCATGCTGGAGACGGCCGAGCCGTCTATCCCGTTTACGTTCGCGGCTGATTTTTCGAGTTCGGCATATATGGCCAGCGCCGACGGGACGCCGAGATCCGTCCGTCAATTCCTGGGAGGGATAGAGGGGTCCATCCTAGACGCTTACGGCGGCGAATATGAGTTTAACGGGTTTCGGGTCATCCTCCATAAAAACCGCGGCGAGGTCCGCGATTTTTCCGTCCGGTACGGCGTTAATATGCTGACGTTCCAGGATGACACGGATTATCAAGGGACGTTTACGAGTTGCATCCCGTATTGGTCCGGATCAGATTCGGACGGGGCCGAGGTTAAAATAATCGGCGATAAGGTCGATAGCGGTTTCGTTAGCTACACGGGCCGCGACGAGTGCATCCCGCTCGACGTCTCCGATAAGTTCGAGGATAAGCCGACCAAGGCCGACGTGGAGGCGATGGCTCTCTCCATCATGCAAGAGAGCCGGCCGGATCTCCCGGCTCAAACGATCGCGGTCAGTTTCGCGAGGCTCCAGGATATGCCGGA